TAGAAGACATATTAATGATTTGGTTGAAAAAATAAAAAAAATTGAAGATCCTATAAATCAATATATATTAGATAGAAAATTATCAAAAGATTTTCGTCAATCAATTAAAAATGGAATTCGTGATTTAATTAAAGTAGTTGAAAGTGATAATAAAAATAATTCTGATAAATTTAATGAATATAAAACTAACATCACAATTGGATTAGGTTATGCTAAAGAAGATGAAGCCGAAAATATAAAAAATGAAAATGATCCTAATGCAACTGATGATTTAAAAATATTACAACAAATTCAAAAGAATAAAAATAGTTTAGAATTTCATATTGTGAATAGTTCACGTGGATATCTAAGACTATCAGGATCAAATAAAATTGAATTTAAAATATCAAAAACGAACATTAACACTGGAGAATATTACAACATTGAATTTATTAATACAGATTTTATAAAACATGTTTATATTAGAAAGACTTCTCAACAAGGTAGTACTAAAGAGGATGTTACAAGCGAGTATTACTTAGATATTGCTACAATAAGGCTACTAACTAAAAGACCAAAACTACTATCTCATATATCTAAAATAAAATCGCAGCTAATCGAATTCCTTACAAAGCTTAAACAATATAACAGTGAATCAAACTCCTTCTCCAATGACCAAGTATTAATTGAATTAATAGATCATTTAATATATTTATATGAAGAGAAATTTTTTGACAATAATTTAGATACTACGTTAAACACAGTAATAAACACAGTAAGTGGTACTACAGAACTTTTACCTAAACAAAATATAGCACAAAAACTAGAAAAAGTAAAAAGCAGCATTAATTCATATAAGCCTAAATTAGTTGAATGGTTTAAAAATTTTTATACAAATAATAAAGACTTATTTCCTGAATTATTAACTGACGCAACAAGCTCAAACAAAACTGGTGGTACTAATGATAAATTAAAAGAAAGTGTAACTAATGCATTACAAGTATTTAAGAAAATAAGAAAACAAATTGAAGAAGATTATGATAAAGAACATAATTCGACTAATAAACCCCAAGAACCAAAACAAAATGATGCAATAAAATCAGCTAAAACAATGTTTGGTGTTGATACACAACAAGACGATGAAGATAATAAAATAACAAATAGTATAATTTCAAGTATAATTGAAAATTATGAAAAAGAACGATCTACTGTTAATACAATTGAAGACAAAATAAAGTTAGATACAAAGTTTGTAGATATATTAGATAATTTAGGTTTAAATTTAACTGATATTTTTAAAATTAACTTTGAAGATAAACTTGCATTTATCTTTTTTATTTTATTTTTACATATAGTTGTATATTCAATAGTAGAAAGTTTAATTATGAATGATTATTTAAGTGACATAGTATATATTATGGCAGTCTATGTTGGTATATATTTCTTGATAATGTTTATTTTAATATTGATTTTAAACAAATATGTAAATTATAGAATGAAAAGTGTTTTAAATTATTTGAATACTGATTTTAATATGCAATTAATAACAATGCATTTATTTATAGTATTTATGTTTTACATAATAGTATTAATTTTATCACAGCATATTGATATATTTACAGCCAAAGATGAAGATGATAAATTGCAAATACTTTATAGAATTGAAGTAATTTCAAGTATAATATTTATATTTTCAGGAGTATTCATTATGCTTTTATAACTTTACATAAAATGTAAATTATATGTGTAGTTAAAACAACAATAGAATTACTAATATTAATATTGATGTTAGGATCTTCAGCTAAATATAAATCATTATCAACATAATAAAAATTATATATTTTATTGTTTGAATAGATCTTAATATCACTTTTTTCTTTATTGTCATTATTTAAAATTATAATTTTATAATGATTCTCATCTATTTTACGATAACTATAAATACTATAATTTATAGTATTTTGTATATTCTCTAGTTTAATATTAACGCTGTTATCAACTGGTATATTTTCAACATCATTAATAGTATGATAAATAATATCATTCTCGTTTTTTTTATAAAAATGAAAAAGATTATCATTAATCCACAAAGGAATTATAGGATTATTATTTTTAATAAATATCTTATATGGTAATAATCTAGAAACATTATTAAGAGTATATTGAAAATCCATTTTAGTAGATTGAATTAATAATGTTTTATAATGATATGTTGGTTGTGTATAAGTATCTTCAAAATCATAGGGTATTGCTACAACAGGCGTATTTCTTTCAGTTTCTAATGTTTCTAAAACAGATTCTAAATTGTTTTCTTTATTAACTAATTCTAATACTGTTGTAAGTATAAGTTTTTTATTTTCTTTATTAAGTGCGTTTAAATTACTAAGGTTTAAAGAATTAGAAGCAGTTCTAATATATTTATTAACATCTTCATTCTGCAATTCAATTCCAAGTTTGTCTTTAATATATTTTTTACAAGGTTCTATAAGATTATTCATTATTTTCTAAATATTATATATTTTAAATAAAATTTAACGCACTATGATAATGATAATGTTATAATACCTACAATAATACTAAAAATCCCAAATATTTTATAAATTGTAATATTAATTTTGTAAAAGTAAGCAAAAGCAATAGTAAGTATTGATATTTCTAAAGCAACAAATGCTCTAACATAACTAGGATTTTCAGCATAATTAACAGCATTTAATAATAATGTATAACTAGCAAAGTTCATAATAGCTAATAAAATTATACCGTATATATTGTTAGTTTTTAGAACTGGAATATTAGTAAAATAATGCATATAAATTAAAGATAATAAGGCAATTATTCCTGAAAACAAAAATAAATATCCAGCAACAACAAAACAATTATTACTATTAGTTAAATTTTTCATAATAAAAAAACCAAAAACATTTATGAATGTTACAGCAAGAATAAATTTAATCCATAATTCCATTTATTATATTTTAACAAAGTAAAAATGAGTTTCTGTAGTCCTTTAGCAAAAGATCAAAAACAATGTTTTGATACAAAAGATTTATCAATTTTTATAGAAATTTATAATAAATTTTTTAAAATAAAAATTAAAAAACCAACATATAGAGCAATTAATGATAAACTTAAAAATATTGTAGGAGATAAAAAACATTATCTTTGGTTTGATTACTTATGTCAATATGCTACCTTTGATGAATGTTTTAGATTAAATAATATTTCAGATTCACGATTATTACCTAAAAAACCTGCAGAATGGTATAAAAATAAAACAGCGTGGTTATCTAATTTCGATATAGAAGATGTTTTAACTCATTATCATAAATGTAAAAAATATAATTACGAATTTATAGGTGTATTTACAGTTGATTTTGCAGTTAAAGAAACGAATGGTAAATGTAAATATTATGATAATAAATGCACACCAAATATTCGCAATAATATTAAAAATAATAAAAAATATTTAGGTATAGTTACTAATCTAGATACTTTTGATCAAGGTGGTAGTCATTGGACAAGTATTTTTATGGTAATAGATCCTACATTACCATCATATGGTATATATTATTATGATAGTGGTGGAAATGGAATACCTAAATTAATAATGTTATATATAAATGAAGTTAAAAAACAATTAAAAGAATTATATCCAACAAAACAATGTAAAATAAGAGTAAATAAAAAACAATTTCAAAAAACTTCAACAGAATGTGGAATGTTTGCTATAACATATCAAATAAGATGGTTAACTAAATTGTTTAAAAATAAAAATACTAGCGAACAAGATGTTCTTGATAATACAATAATGACTGATAAAGAAATGATTGAAAATAGAGATAAAATATTTTCACCACGATTGATTGAATAATATAAACCTTATATAACAACATTGAAATTTGAATATGGAAAAATGATATATAAAAAAAGAAATATAATAGAAATAAATGCGTGTTTTAGATAAATTTAATAAATTCATAGATAAATATGCAATAAAACAAAAAGGACAATCTTACACGCATATTAGTATTGGTAATCCTAAAGTTTCTTATAATATTCCTGATGATAAATATAAAAAGTTTATAAGTCTTTATAGTCAGGTAGTTGCTAAAGAGATACCATTACACTTTGTAGAAAAACCATTAAATCCTAGTTTATTACGTGTAGATCTAGATTTTAAATTCACACCAATTTTTGATACAAATGGTGTAGTTTCTTTAGATCGTAATAAATATTTTACAAAATCTCATATTGAAAATATCGTTTTTTCATATTTTCAAATTATTTACGATTTAATAGATGTTGCAGATGGTATTCATTGCACTGTAATGTTGAAAGAAGCACCTATGCATATTAAAGATGATACTAAAGATTTTGTAAAAGATGGTATTCATCTAATTTTTAATGATTTTATAATAGATCATAAAATCCAACATTTTATAAGAACTAAAATATTAGAAAAAGCTAATCTAATTTTTTCAGGTATTTTTGCTAATAATGATTATGATGATATTGTTGATAAAGCTATAATAGATTCAAATTGTTGGCAAATGTTTAAGAGTTCTAAATTAAATCAAAAACCATATGATATTCATTATATCTATTCATATGAACATACAGATTTAATTGAAATAGAATATTCTACTACAGATAATGAAGATGATGATGATAATGAAAGCACCACAGATGAATTAGATCAAGTAAAAGCAAATGTTAAGTTATTTTCTATGCGTCAAATTGAATATGTTGAAAGACCAATTAAAGAAGCTTATCAAAAAGAAATTAATGAATATATAACCCAATTATTTCCAAATAAAGAAAAAGTCCGTAAATATGTTGATAATATGTTTTTAACTGATATTCGCAATACATTAAATAATAAAGTAGATGATGAAAAAATTGAATTGGTTAAAAACATTGTAAATATTTGTTTGAATCCAAGTAGAGCTGATGATTATACGTTATGGATACAGCTTGGAATGGTTTTAAGAAATATTGATATGCGCTTATTGGAATTATGGGATGATTTTTCAAAAAATAGCACAAAGTATAAAGCACGAGAATGTATGAAGAAATGGAATAGTATGAAAGATGATAACTTAGGCTTAGGAACTTTGATTTATTGGGCTAAACAAGATAATCCTGAAAAATATACTGAGATTATTAATAATTCTTTGTTTAAATATACGGAACAAGCTATTGATAGTCTTACACATTATGATGTAGCATTATTAATTTATAAAAAATTCAATGATGAATTTAAGTTTATAGCAAGAGATGTTTGGTATATGTATAGTAAAGAAGAACATCGGTATGTTACTATGATGGAAGGTATTGATCTATCTAGTAAAATATCTACTGATATTGTAGAATGTATTAAAGCCAGATCAAAAGAATGGACTATTCAGGCTATGAATCCCGAACTAGATCCAGATATTAGACAAAGATGGTTGAAAAAAGCTGAAAAAGCAGAAAAACTAATTAACAACTGTAGGTTATCACCTTTTAAGAAAAATGTTATTAATGAATGTAAAACGTTCTTTCAAGCAAGATCTTTTGAATATGATCTAAATGAAAAAGGTAATTTAGTTGGTTTTAAAAATGGTGTATTTGATATTACAAAAGGTATTGAATTTAAGAATGATATAACTGATATTGGTTTTCGTGAAGGTAGTCCCGCAGATTGTATTAGATTTAGCACTAATTGTAATTATAAACCTTATGATAAAAACGATCCTATTGTTGCTGAAATTAATGATTTCTTATCTAAGGTTCTACCTGATAAAGAAGTTCGTGATTATTTAATGATCCAATTTGCTTTAGCTTTAGATGGAAACTTTAGACAAGAAAGATTCTTCATTTTAGCAGGTAAAGCTGGTAGTGGTAGTAATGGTAAATCAACATTAATCAATTTAGTTGAAAAATCATTTGGTGATTATTTCTATACTATGAATGTATCCTATATTACTCAAAGTCGTAGTGGATCTAGTAATGCTACACCTGATATTTATAAATCTAAAGGTGTTCGTATGGTCGTAATGGCTGAACCAAATGAAAATGATAAATTGAATGTTGGTAAATTGAAAGAAATGACTGGTAATGATACTATGACCTGTCGTGGATTGTACAAAGATCAAATGGAGTTTAAACCGCAATTTTCAGTATTCTTAACTTGTAATTATGTTCCTGAAGTTAATTCTAATGATGAAGGAACTTGGAGACGTATTAGACTAATTGAATTTACTTCAAGATTTGCTGATAATCCAGATCCAAACAAACCAAATGAATATCTAATTGACCGTGATATGCCAAATAAAATTAATAAATGGAAAGAAACCTTTATTTCAGTGTTATTACATATCCGTATTCATTTAGATGTAACTAATATTCGTGAACCAAAAATAATTAATGATGCTACTAAAAGATTCTATGCTGAACAAGATTTGATTGCTCAATTTATTTCAGATAAAATTGAAGAAACTGATGACAATGATGATAAACTACTTATTGAACATATCTTTCCACATTATAAAAATTGGTTTAGATCAAATACCATTTCAACTAAACAACCATTGTCTAGATCTCAATTACAAATACAACTGGGAAGAACTGAATTATTTACTCGCAATAAAATAGCTGAAGGTAAATGGATTAATATAAGAATAAAAGAAGTATAAAAATGAATATATCATTATTAATAAATAATGGCATCTGTAATACCTGTAATGTTAGATAAACTTGCGGAAATGTTAGAAGATCGCAATGATTTTTCTGCTGACACTTTAAAAAATATTAAGACTGATGATTTTTATGGTTATGATCCGGTTATAGTATATTCACCAAAAACCTGTGTTATTATAGCTTTAAATCAAGAATCCAAAAAAAATGTTATAGCTAAACTTAAACCTGATAAAAAAACTAGTAAAACTGCAGAAGAACTTGATGTATTTAAAGAATTTGTTTTGGAACATAGGAAATATACCAATTATATTATTGTTTTTGAAGAATTAACTACTGCTGATAATAAGTTGCTAGTTACCTTTGATAAAATTTTAAATAAAATTGATGGCTTATTATCTGTATTTATGTTTTCAGATTTACATTTTAATCCTACAAAACATCATTTAGTTGATAAACATACTAAACTTACTAAAGATGAAATTAAAGATCTTATGGCATTATATAATATTAAATCTAAAACTCAATTACCTATTATATTGAAAAGTGATCCTATTGCAAGATGGTTAGGTATTCGCCCTGGTGATATTGTTAAAATTGATCGCTATAATCCAAATAGTGGTCTAACATATTATTATCGTGCGTGCGTATAAACATTATTTGTTATTTTTATTATTATTATGAATTACTATGATGATTTAGAAAAAGGTTATGATAAAACTATTTTAATTTCTAATTTAGTTAGAAATGCTTTGATTGATAAACAATTGTGTGAATTATCTAGAATGTTTATGCGAGACCATATATCTATTTATATTTTACGTTTATCTAATAACAAATTTTATGTTGGTAAAACTTATAATATTTTTATTAGATATAAACAACATTTAAATGGTAATGGATCTTTTTGGACTAAAAAATATAAACCACTTTATATTGATGAATTAATTGAAGATTGCGATGATTATGATGAAGATAAAATGGTTAAAATATATATGAATAAATACGGCATAGATAATGTTAGAGGTGGAACCTATATTCAAGAAAAATTATCAAATAATGCTAAAAGGTTTATAACAAGTGAATTAAGAATGGCAAATAACCTATGTTTATGTTGTGGTGCTAATGATCATTTTGCTAAAACTTGTATTTATAAAAGTTTATATACCTATTTCATTACCAAAATTAAAAACTTATTCTTATAATAAAAATGGGGTGTGATACATTATTTGAAATTAATAAGCTTATATTTGACGAATTTTTTAGAAATAATAATGATTTAAGTAATTTATATGATTTTTTGGTTATTGATAATAATGAATTTTGTATTAATATTAATACTGCTGGTTTTCTTGGAAAAACCGATCCAGCTCCACTAGATGCAAGTGCTTTTTTTGTAGGAGAACCTACAGGTGTTACACCAGCTGATTATAATTGTAATTTAGCATCAGAATTTAAAGATTTTAGTAATATTGTTAAAGATACCGCAAATGATGAATATTCTTTAGTAGAATTTAATGCTGCAAATACTACTCATTATATACCACAATTTAGTACAACTATAATTCAATATATAACAGACGCTAAAAAACTTAAAATGAAAAAAATATTTAATATATATCAAATATATGATTATCTTGTTAATAATCCGAATAAAATAGCAACAAATAATTTGGATGGATTAACTCATTTATATGATTATTTTACTGTAAATCACACATCAATTGATACTGCAGATACAACAGTATGTCCTATTTCTGGTTTTAATCATAAAAATTATATTGAAAATGAATTAAGAGGTAAATTAACACCATCAATTGTATATGTATGTAGAGGAATATATTTAGTTTTATTATATAAACATATTGCAGATGTATATTTAACTTATTACAAAAGCTGTGATCATTTAATTGGTTCTTCTAATAGTTGTGGCGAACGTACTAAAACTAATATTAAAACAGTTTTAAAGCAATTTAGTGCAGTAACAAACAAAATTAAAGAGTTTTCTGGTTATTACTTAAATGTAGTCTATGATAGTAGTAGTAGTAGTGCTTTAACAATATATACTGAAGGTGCAGCAGTTATAAGTTTTTTTGAATTATTAGAAACAGATAAGCACACTATTTATAATAAAACTCAACGTAAATATATTACTATTAAAAATAATATTAGTATATCAAGCGATAAAAGTTATTATCCTTTAACAGCAGATAATATTGAAGGAACTATAGATAGTAATTTTACCAATGGTGATAAATGTGTAATTTTATCAAAAAACATTGAATATTCATCACAAGTATATAACGACTCGCTAAATAATTTAAGTATTACAAATGAAACATTTAATAAAAATAAATCAGAGTATCAAAAAAGTATTGGTAATTATAATGCTATTCAAGGTTCATTCAATAATATTGATTATATTTATTATTTAACTATTATTATTGTGATAATATCATTAATAGCTATTGTAGCTACAAATTCAGAACAATCCAGAAAAACTAGAGTATTTATTATTTTAATAATAGTTCTTTTAACATATGGTATGATCTTTTCATTTATTGAAGTTGCTAAAAGATTTACAGAAAACTTTTCTACTGATACTGATACTGATATTATCAGTGAACAAACAATAATTAATAATAATTTTGATATGTATTTAAGAATAATCTATATGGAATCGTCTAATTATGGTATGACCCGTTTATATGATACATTAACAGATGCTAGTAATAAAGAAAGACGAAATGTTGAAAATAATAATAAAGTATTAGAATCTTCAATTAATCGCAATGATGCTACAACAAATGCAGAATGGCATAGATTATTCCAAAGAACTTTATTTATTCATACAACTTTCTTGTTTTTAATATTAGTTTTAACCTATTTATGGTTATCAACTATAATGCCTGATATGAATATTTATTTACTATTTATAACAATAATTGCTTCTATGATACTAATTTTTTACTATTTTAGGAATCTTCATAGGGTTGTAAGAACTGAATATAAACACAGGTATTGGACAAAGATGAGTGTATAAAATTAATTTATATATTAAAATAAAATGCCTTTATTAAATTTAGATACTACAATTAATAAATATCTTGAAATCATTAATAAAAATATATTAGAACCTTATTTAATTAGCACTGATTGGGCAGCTATAGAGGAGGGTACTTATAAAGATACTGTAGATAATACTTTTGATTCTGCAAATAACAAAATTAATAGTGAAACTGCTTTAACAGATGTTTTAAAAACTGGACAATCAGATACTGAAAACGATGATTATTTTAAAATAAACCAAGAACGTATTGGTAAAGCAGCTGCAATTACTGATACTCTTAATACTGATCTGAATGGTTCTACGGCTAAGTCAATTGACTCAACTAACTCGGCAGATAATTTCAATACTGATAGAGACGGACTTATATATTATACTAATACTACAGTTACACCTAACGTTAAAATATATAACTTATCAACGAGTAGTAGTTTTCAAGAGACTGTTGCTAGTGGTAGTGCGGATCCTACATCCCTTACTAATGGCGACTATTATGATTATTTTGTAAGATTTAAAGTATTAAAATATATTAAAAAAAATTATTTAAATACAAAAGTAAATGACTTAAAAACAACCATAACTGATAGACTTGATGCAGGTGCTAATAGTATTACAGGTCTTGAAAGCACAGTAACTATAGATGAAACAGCATTGATAAGTAAAATGCTACATTTTTTAGAGTTTATTAATATAAAAAATAATGATAAATTTGAAGCAACTGTAAATTGTTTATATTATTACTATTATATTGCTTTACTTGAATACAATACTATTTTTTGTAATAAAAACTTAACATATTTTGCTGAAACTAATACAGGTATAGATACTGAGTTAACTAAATTAAAACCAAGTGTTGATAATTATGAGTTTAATGTTAGTGGTATTAGAACCGATTTAATATTATCAAGTTTAATAGCAATATTTGAATCATTAATTGGTGCAGATAATAAAGCTGAAACATATTTTACAGATACCTTAATTACTAATATTTTTGAAGCCGGAGCAACTAGTAAAGTACATAACTTAATAACTAAATTATTAAAATTACATTATGACGTGGGTGGTAGTAGTACTGATACAAGAAGAATAAAGTTATATCAGATTGCAAGTACAGGTGCTAGTAATGGAAAGGATATGGCAGGTGCTGTTGTTACATTTACAGATGTCACTGATACAAAATATCAATTACGTTTAAGACAGACTGAAAATATAGTTTCAAGTGCTGAATACACCTTAACATCAACCCAACTAGAAGCAATTGAATCACTACCTGTTGGAGGTAATATTGATAGATTTATAACGGACTATGGCACTTCTCTTAGTGGTCAATCAATATTTGATTATTCTAATGCTATAGAAGCTATTAAAGATTTAGATGACTTCTTAAATACTCTATCATCGACTAATAATAATGATTTATATGAAAAAGCACTTGAAGTAGATAAAGAAGGTAGTATTATTCCAGATGAAACTATAACCGCAGCTAAAATAAAATTAACTAATGCAAATGCAAAACTTGCAGCCATTAAACCAGTACTTAGAAACATACTAGAACATTATGAAAAAGCAAAAAAATTAAATGAAATACAAGGAAATATAAATGCTGCTTATGATAGTATTGAATCAACTACCGCAAATGATACTATTCAAGATGAAAATAACGAAATTGGTATAACTTTAGTAAATATTACAAAAGCTGATAATTCTTACAAAGAAAACGTAGATAAATATAAAACTAAAAATAATGAATTAAATAATATTCTTAAAAACAATTTGTATAATAATATATTTTTGTATATTACAATAGTAGTGTTAATTTTAATATGTTTAGGATTAATATATATTAATAATCATAAAGCATCATTAAAAACTCAGTATTCTATAATGTTAATAGCATTTTTGTTATTATATTATATTATCTATACTAATGTAACTGTTAATATAACTGAAACGTTTCAAGCAGATACTATTGTTCTAAAACAGCATAAAGATCAAACAGCTTTTGAAAGGTTAAGTACAAAAGTACATATTTATTTATATAGTTTAACAACAAAATCTAAGGCTTATAAAGAATCATTAAAAAAAGAAAAGAATAAATACACTGGATTTGCAAAATCAAGTAATTCTAAGCTTAATAGTTTAGAATTAGTATTAAACGATGAGTTTATCAATGCTATTAAAAGCAAAGAATTAGTTAAGTTTTTAATATTATTTACTGCTATTTGTATAATTAGTTATATTGTTTATACAAATACCGAAGATCCTACAACTACCAGTATAATATTTATAATATTATTTGTAATTATTTTAACAATCTATTTTTATAATATTAATCTAATGACAAGAACAAAAGCTGATACAAAATATTGGAATTATCAAATGGTTATGAAATAAAATAAAATTAAAATAATAAATGTCAATAACTAGTGGTAATGTTGAAAAGGCTTTAGATGATTTTCGTGATTTAATGAAACCTTGTTTTATTAATTCAACTAGTTTTGGTGACAATTCATTTAATATAGGTAATGAAATAAAAATACCACCTAAAATACAAGGTGGTTCAATTATAAATAATGGTCTAACTGAAAATGATTTTATATACGATCCTATACAAACAGATAAAATTAATGAGGATACATATAATAAGATTGAACTTTATGCTGAACTTAAAACTTATATACCTTATAATAAATATACACTACAAGATATTGGAATAGCTGTTAATAGTAATTCTAATGTAAGATCAACGCATAGAGAATATTTATCACATTTAATATATCATTATATTCAGCTTATAATTTTATCAGCTATTGCTATTAAAATCCGTACTGAAGACCCATTCACTGAAGACCCATTCATAAATAAGGATAAAACACTATACACATCATACAGAACATATATAACAAATTATATACTCAATGTTAGAGATATAAATACAGGACAACCAATACAAAATTACATTAGTAATAAAAGCAAAGTTTCTGATTCAAGTAATTCTTTTGTAGAGCAAAAAACATATAATAAAAAGCTCATTAATGAAATTAATGATAATGAAAGACACTTAGATTATTTGTATCTATACATTTATTTTATTATTACCTTATTAGTAGTAATAATATTATTTTGTATATTATTTAAAAATAAAAATAATTATTTGGTAGCTGTATTAGTTTTATTAATATTAATAAATGCGTATTTTTCAAAATATGTTGTATTAATTGAAGGATTTAATAATATAGATATTACAGCTGGTAATTGTTCATATACAGAACCAATATATTATCATTTATGTCAAGCTTTAAATGTAGCATATGAACGTTTTAAAAGTGATGATTTACCAATTATTAAAGGTGTAGCAAGCGAATTAATTGGAGAAAATAAATTATATAAAGAATTATATGCTAAAACTAAAAATCTTAACATAAATATGGAAGATAAAATAAATATAGATACATTTTATTTTTATCGTCGTAAGGCTTATACAAATCTATTTATGCGTATAGTAATATTAGCAGTATTATTGTTAATATTATATAATATATTTGGTTATAATTATATTATTGTAATATTAGGAATAGTATTATTTTGTTTAATTTTAATGGTGTATTTTTATACCTTAAAACATATAAATAGAACTAATTATAGCAGTAAAAATTGGAATCATAAATATATGTATTCTAAGTAAAATAATATTTATAAAATAATGGCAATTG